ATGGGGGCGGACAAGAATAAAATCACCTGACTTACACCAAGGTCCACTAGGGAACCGCTTTTCATCATTGTAGCAGTCGGGGCCTAGCTTCAGAACAAACAAGACCGTAGTCAGGAGTTCTTCATGATAAACAGTAGTATCTGACTTAATGATACCACCTGCAGTCTTTGATTCAATTTCGGGAATAGCGCATAAAATACGATACCCAGAAGGCTCAGGTAGCTGTTTGGCTTTACCTTCAGCCGTATCTGGCAGCACAGTATTCTCATCTACGTTATCGGGGTTTGTGCCGATAAGAATCTCAGTCATCGTCATTTTCCATTCGTTCTGAGGTTTCAATAAGCATGTTGTTAGTCATGCGTAGCCCACGGACAATCCCGCAAGCATACTGGTAAGCACCGAAGTCTTTGGCACCACCCAAAGACATATCGTGCTCCATTACTTTAATTTCTTCCTGAATTTTGTCAGAAAGATACTTTAGTAGATCAGTACTCATTTGGTCTCCTTAGGAGATTTTGGGTTTACTGTTTGCGAACTCTTTTGTTGCAAATCTTGTTTAGTAGCTTCGGTAGCGACTTGTACGCCAATCCGTAGCCCCTCGATTTGCTGCTTGGCTGACAAGTTCGCTTTGTCAGTTGCAACCTTTGCGCCCACCTGCAGACCCGCTATGCGTTCCTGTGCAGCGATGCGTTCACGTTCAATATTTAACTTGTCTGCGGCACTAGCAGCAGTAATAGCCATCTGCTTCGTCTGAAGCTGGATGTCTTGTGCTTTAAGTTCTATATTTTGTTTTTCTGCAGCCGTCTTGGCACCCACTTGAAGACCCGCGATACGCTCTTGTGCAGCGATGCGTTGCTTCTCAAGTTCCAGCTGGTCATTCTTAGCAGCGGCATCAACGCCCATCTGCTTCTCTTTAAGCTCATTCGCCTTTTGTTTGATCTGCAGCTCTTGCATCTGCATCTGTACGATGGGGTCCTGAGCAGCTTGTTGGGCTTGCTGCTGGGCTTGTTGGGCCTGACCTTGAGCAAGTACCTGTTTAGCTGCTGCAGCTGCCAGACGCGACACTGCAATCTCCGTATTCTCGTCAATCGGCTTATCAGGGGCCGGATAAGGCACACCTGCGGCTTCTTCGATCTTTTGGCGATACGCGAAGGCGAGGTGTTCAAGAATATGAGCGTTCATAGCCGCTATAATCCCCTGTGCATTAGGGTTTTGGCCCATAATTTGCGCGATTTGGGGGTCTTGTAGGGCTGAAGTATGAACAGTGATGTGAGAATCATGATCTTGGCTGATAAACGCCTGAACAGGCTTACCATTTAGGACATTCATGTTCTCAGTTACGGGGTCAGTAGGTTTTTGTTCGTCTGATCCACCCGGAACGAGCTTATTTACGTTCTTAACACCCAAAACTTCCAACATTTGGCGATGTAAGTAGGGTAAATCGTATAGTTGAGGCGCACCTTGAGCCATTTGCATGACTGCTTGGTACTGAACAACCTTCTGAGCCATAGTAGCAGCGTTAGGATCACTAACTGGAATGACTTCTACGTTGTCATAGTCCGACTGCTTGGCCTTACGGTCCCCTTCTTCGGGGTCATAAGAGTACTTTTCGGGGGTATAGTCCCGAATAATGACCTTCAGGAGCTTAAACTCCTGCTTCATAGCGTAGTGAATACGTGCTTGAACCGCCGACATCACCTTCAGGGTACGTTCTAGGATAGCTAGAGTCGTACCGACAGGGCTATTGGCCGACATATCGGACACTTGGAGGTCTGCAGCAGACGCAAAGCGGCGTCCTTCGTCTACAATCGTCCCCAGCAGCTGGTACAGGACTTGGCTAGGCTCCTTATAGGGGAGCGGCATGATGTTATCACGCATCGTACCAGAGGCTACATCCACATCCCGCCATTCTGCGGGTGCAATAGGTGTATCGTCACCCTTTACACGGAGGCCTTTCGTCTTAAAACCACCCGGAAGATTAGAAAGTGTACCAGCATCGACAAGCTGCCGAATAAGAGAAGTACCAGACTTAGCAAAAGCACCAATAAGGTGGATAAGCCCAAAAGCGTAAAACCCAAAACCGGGAATATAAGAGTAATGAACAAAGTGATTACGTTTTTGACGAGTGTCATCATCGGGGTTCCAGTTCCTGCGGATGGCTAGGATGGTCTGGGTACTCTTCTCAATGGTAACTACGTAAGGAAGAGCAATACCCGTCTCTTCGCCATCCTTATCAACGTCTTCATAACCGGGAAGGTCTAAATCGACGTGCATTTCAAGGATTTTGTAACGGTCGTCTGAAGACGCACGAAAGCCCATGCGTTCAGCAATCTTCTTCTCTACTTCATCGAAGCTATCACTTGGCTCACCAAGGTCTTCATCAAGGTAAAAGCCAGCGGCTTGCAGTCGCTTAAGCTCATTAGGGGTTTTCCGCATGACGTGGGTGACACGTTCGGACGTTTGAAGACTGGAGGCACCATACGGAACTACGACATCTTCTGCAGGTACAAAGATAGAGACCTGCCGCTGGAGTGAAGGATCATAGTAGACCTTCTTGAACGCATTACCAGCAAGACCTAGGCCCCACAGCATACGCTCATGTTCAGGACGATATTCTACCATCACATCAGTCAGCTGGTAGTTCATGTCTTCTTGGACGCGGGTAGCAGCTTCTTTCTTCTCAGGCGTTTCCCTACCAATTAGCTGCGTCTTAACAGGGCCAGCTGCGGGGAACGTATCCATCATGGTTTCGGCTTGGAACTTAACCAAGGCTTCAGACATCAGCGGGTGGTAGACACCACAAGCTCCGGGCCAAGGTTCAGTACGATCTTCAATCTTCATACCCAGCAGCTCTAGGCCGTCTACGTAGGTCTGAATCCAATCCTTACGGGACGAGATATCTTCATCAAAGTCGCCAATCAGGTCTCCTGCAAGCTCGGTTAGAGCGCCAGAGTCCATATACTCAGCAAGATTGTCACTGAAGCCTTCTTCGTCTTCCCCCTTGGGCTGTGACGTATCGTCTTCGCCATCTTCAGGATCATCGACCTCAATTTCAATATCGAGTTCGGTGTCTTTTGGATCGTCTGCTGATAAGCCCTTAGGTGCGCGGCTCAGTGATTTATCTACGGCCATTAGATCAGCTTTCTTTGTTTTGCCGGATTACCGTCGTCGATTACGGTACCCCCAATGGAGTATTTCTTACCATATTCACGTAGTGGCATCCAAGATGTTGTGGCAGGGTCAAATACTTCGGCGTGTCTTGTTGACGCTGCACGGTTAGTAGGTATTTTATTTACGGGTAAACGTACTGCATAGCTATCTTTACGGTCCCACGGACGCCCAAAAATCCCTTGGTCATCTGCCGCGCTCCACCATTTCGTCTTGCTACCGCTTGGGTTAAATTTAGTCCCACCCTCTGGCACTACAAACCTACCGCGTTTCAATGCGTCTTCAAGCTCTGCTCTGGAAATATTACGCCTACCATGAGTTACCTGTTCGGGGCTAGTAAGCGGACGCCCGTTTATCATACGTGAGAATTTATCTTGTGGGGCCGCTGGGTTTGGTTCGGGTACGACCGCATTTTTCAATCGTTGCCCCAAAACACGTTCTTCTACTGCAAGGGATGCACGGGGTGCCACTCGACCTAAAGCCCCTAGCCCAGAGACGTTTAAAGCAAAGTTTACATTATCAGCGGGAGTAACTTCCCTACGTCCTGCTGCAACATCACCCGGAAGAGTAAAAGCATTTATAGCAGAATTTATAGTGCCACTAATTAAGCCCGGAACAGCAAATTCAGGGTTCCCAGAACCATCTGTACGGCTACGAATAGGAAGAATATCCCCATACGTATAACCAGCTTCTTGGTTTAATAGGTCTTCAATTCCAGCCATCAATAATACCCCTGTGTCTTACGGCGCATTTGCTTTTCTTCTTCAGGCTCATCTAGCACTGTACCTACATAGCCACCCTTACGGAATCGCATCAGGGCCATAGACACAGTATCGGTATAGTCATCGTGGTCGCCCGCTGGAAAAGACGCTACTTCATCTACGACTTCTTCAGCCCAGTGTGTATTCGGTGCCCACACTCTACCACTAGCAAATAAGTCAGATACAGCATTAAGGCGGCTAATCTTATCATTACCCTTTGTTGGGGTAAACTCCTGCACTGGTATGCCCATTGCCCGCATCTCGTAGATCAGTGGCGCACCAGACGCCTTCTTTTCAATGATAACGCTGTCAGGCTCCCACTCTTTGTATTGCTCAAGCACCACCTGCTTC